GTCACTCTTTTGTGTCAGTTTCGGTAGGGTCTTTGTGTTGTTGTGACGTGTGTTGTTGTGTTTTGTGAGCAACCCGAGCTTGCGAGGGGCGCTAGCGTGTGTTGTCAGGGTCAATTGTGTGTTTGGCTTCCCCCCACGGTTTAGAACATTGTTGTGTTCACGGTCGCCGTAGCCAAGATTTTTAGCCGACACCGGTTGTTGATGATTTGTCGTTCATCGCGCTGCTTGTTTCTCTTACGCAACAGGGGTCGTTGTATGTCTCGTCTCAGACTTGGTTGCAGGAAACATCAACCCACGTTTCCGTGTGTGATACCAGCAGAGTGCAATCCCCTACGTGGCCGTGCGTGTGATCGGTTGGACGATGAATATATCAGGGTGTGTGTTATGTTGTTGGACACTTGAAAGGAATTTTTATGGCCGCGAAGAAGAAAGCATCGGGAAAGAACACAGTCACGTCTGTTCGCGCAACCGAAAAGAAGATGGCTGAAAGTTTTGCTAATAGAAAAACAGCAGCGTTGCGCCGTCAAGGTGCTATGGATTCTGCTGGTCGGCGTGGTATGGGAGAGTCGGCAACTTCTAATGTGACGGTGAAGAAAGGTCAGCAAAAGTCGTCAGCAGAAAAAACTGCTCGTGCTTCAGCAGATAAAGTTTCGTACCCTTGGAATAAGGCTTCATATGCAACTTGGGCTGCTTCTCGTAAGAAAGCTTTGGAAGTAGCAAAGCAATCAAAAAGGAAAAAGTAATGGCCGCTAAGAAGAAAGCCCCAGCAAAGGGTAGTGCTGCTCAGTTTCGTATGGCTGAGGAGGCTTCCAAGAAGAAGCAGGTCCGGACAGACGCACGTGGCCGTCAGGGTATGGGTGCTTCCAAAGCAAAGAAGCCTGGTATGTCCAAGACTGAGAAGTTGTCGTGGGTTGTTGCTCCTGAGCTTATGGCGTTGGGAACTGTTTTGTCGAAGGCTGAGACTGCCGCGCGTAAGAAGATTTTCGGGTCTAAGTACGCTGGTGACCCTCAGACAAAGAAGGCGTATCCTCTTCCTAAGAAGATTGAACAACTTCCTAAGAAAAAGAAGAAGTAATCATGGCCGCAAAGAAAAAGCCTGGTAAAGAAATTCTTGTTCCAGCGAAGCCGAAGAAGCGAGCCAGCAACCTGTCAGACAATGATCGTGTGGCGCGTGAGATGGCAAAAGTTGACATGACCGACTACGTTCATTCGCCAACGAACCGTTCACAAGTCATCATGCCCACAGGTAAAAACTTTCCTGTAGGTTCAGATGATTACTTGTACAAAACTAAGGGTCGTTTCCGTGCCGCTGAAACTGTGTACAAAAAAAGCTATAAAAAGCACAAGACCAATCTTGACAAACTGAACCCTCAAGGTTCAAAACCAACAGTTACGAAGACATCTGTATCTAAAGCGTCTACACGGAGCAAGAAAAAGAAGTAATCTTCACCTATGGGAACACGAAGAGTTGTTCCAGCGCGTGACGTAGCCCTGTTTTGGCAGGCTCGAAACTCCGGTATGTCTCTAGCCGAGGCCGCTCGAGTCGCTGGAATCCACAAAAACACAGCCACCAAATGGGAAGCTAAACAAAAAGCAGCTATGACTGCCAATGAAGTAGCCCAACTGGAAGAAAAAATCATCGGATCAGCACGGTCAGGTGGCGCACGGAAACAACTCCAAGTGGAAATGCTGGAAGCATCAAACCTTCCACCAGTCATCCCCGATGATCGACTCTGTCCCGAAGCTAAACGAGGCTTAGAAGACTTTGACTTCTTCCGGAAATACTATTTAGGGCGTGTCCCATCCCCATGGCAGGTAGATGCCGCCTACAAAATCGTTGAACTTCTTGAATCAGACGAAAAAGAACACCTCGTAGTAAACGTTGCTCCAGGTGCAGGCAAATCCACCCTCTTCCATGATGTCGCTGTGTGGTGCATCGTCCGAAACAGAGGAGTCCGAGTCCTCTACGGCTCCATCTCCCTAGCACTAGCCAAGATGTACAGCCGGCGAATCCGAGAAACACTAGAACGCCCAGTCCCCATCCAACCCGACCCTGAACTAGTACGCAAAGGACTAGCCCTCAACGCAGAAGGATGCCTCTCCGTAGACTACGGACGCTTCAAACCAACCGACAAAGGCGCACTATGGCGAGCTGAAGAGTTCATCGTAGAACAACACTCACAATCAGGCCTAGACAACAAAGAACCAACCGTACGCGCATACGGCTTTGACTCAGAATTCATCGGACACCGAGCCGACCTAGTCCTCTTTGATGACGTTGCATCCCCCGAAAACGCCAAAGAATCAACAGCAAGAGATAGACTCCTAGAACGCTGGGACTCAATGGCAGAAGCCCGAGTAGACCCAGGCGGCCTCATCGCAGTAATCGGACAAAGACTCGGATCAGCAGACCTATACGCCTACTGCCTCTCCAAAGAAACCTTCGAAGACACAGACGAAGACTATGACGGAACAGATGTAAAAGACCTCAACGACCTCAAAGAACCCATCCGAGTCAAGAAATACAAACACCTCGTCTACAAGGCCTACTACGAAGACCTAGACACAGGACCCACCTCACGAAAAAAATTTGCTTCACCCTGGCCAAACGGACCCCTGCTTGACCCTTATAGGTTGTCGTGGAAAGACCTGTCGTTCATCAAGCATTCAACGCCAAACAAATTCAGGGTTGTCTACCAGCAAGAAGACATTGATATGTCCAACACTCTCATTGATCGCGTATGGGCGACCGGAGGGTTAGGGACAGACGGTGTGCTGTATCCAGGCTGTATAGACAACGAACGCCCACCAGGGTATCTTCCTGAAGGATTGTCGCATCCGTTGATATCCATCGCATCTGTTGACCCATCACCCACCCAGTTTTGGGCCATTGAATGGTGGATATACCAGCCTGAAACGAACCTTCGATACCTGATTGATATTGAAAGACGCAAACTGAACGCTGAAGAACTACTGGGATATGACGTTGCATCCCGATCTTATTCAGGTGTCATGGAGGAATGGCAGGAACGCTCCGAACGGATGGGTGTTCCTATCTCCCATTGGATTGTAGAAATCAACGCTGCACAGCGATTCTTACTGGCGCATGACTTTGTACGCAGATGGCAAGCTTTGAACACGGTCAATGTGATTCCTCACACCACGTCGCGTAACAAACTGGACGAATCGTTGGGTGTGGAAGCTTTGTTGCCGCCACTATGGCGTTCAGGGTCGGTCAGGTTGCCAACGATGCGTGGTAACTGGAAGACACTTGCGTTGATTGATGAGATGTGTTCGTGGACTAGAGATAAGAAACATGGAACTGACACGGTGATGGCGCATTGGTTTGCTGAACTGCATATGCCACAGTTGACTGAACCTCAACTTCCTCCTCGTCAATGGCGACCTTCATGGCTGAACTAGGAAAATGTGTAGTATCTAGTCGTCCTTGTTTGAGCCGGAGCGTGTGAATGATTACAGCTGATGAGATTGTGAATCTCTATAAGAGTCGCAGAGAAGCACAGGGACCCATCATGCGTCAGATGCAAGAGGTTAAAGAACTAGTTAACGGTGACATCATTTTACCGTTGAACGAGTTGGATAAGAACGCTAAGTCTTCTGTCGCAAACCTTGTTTCTGTTGGTCTTGATCAGATGTCTATGCGTATCGCATCAACGATGCCTGTTCCGTATTTCCCTCCGTTGCGTGAAGGTCAAGAACGAGCTAAAGAGATGGCTCGCCAGCGTAAGAAAGCGATGCTGTCTATTTGGGACGCTAACCGTATGTCGGCCAAGATGCGCCGCCGTTCTCGAATGCTTCTCGCATACTCCTCATCGCCAGTCATCATCAAGCCTGACTTCCGTACGAACACCCCGAAGTGGCATCTGCGTAACCCATTGGACACTTTTGCGTCCCCGATGGAAGACCCTGATGACCCAGTACCAGCGAACGTCATCTTCTCGTACTCCAAAACCTACAAGTGGGTGATGGACACCTACGGACATCTGCTTCCTGGTATCCCACTTGCAGCATGGGATGAGAAAGTCACCATGCTGGAATATGTCTGCGACAACGAACTAGTTGTTTTGGTGACAGGTTCAGACAACGAAACCTCCAAACTGAAGTCAATGCCGCCAATCATTTTGGAACGCATCCCGAACCGTACAGGTCGCCCATTGGCTGTTATCCCACAGCGCATCAACCTTGACAAGCCACGTGGCCAGTTTGATGGCTCTATCGGTATGTACTACACACGCGCACGACTGCAAGC